AGTTTATAAATACTAACAGTTCTTGAACTTTGTCCATCGCTTCCATCTGTTCTTTGAGAATATATTACAGGAGTAGACCAACTTGAATCTTGAGGACTATTACCATCACTTGTAAATAGTCTTGTTGCAACATATACTATGTCTCCATCTGTTGTAAGACTTGGAACTGAAAAAGACCAACTTGTATTTCCTGATAAAGGAGATGCAAAAGTACCTGAGCTTGAAGATATACTTGTACTATTTTTTCTGTATATATTTACAAATTTTTGGTTAACTGCAGGGTCTCCATCCACTCCTTCTTGTTTTACTGGAGTTCCATAGATTACAGTTAATGACCTGTTTGCTGCACTAAAAGTTGAGCTTCCAAAAGCAGCATATAAAGGGTTACTTCCTGAAGGTATTGTAAATGACCAGCCTGTTGGTGCCGTTTGATAATCAATTGCACTTCCACTGTTTGGAGCAGTAGTAAGATTTGTAGCACTTCTTTGATAAACTGTTCTTGAAGTTGGAGTTACTCCTATTTCAATTGTTGGAGCTGTAAAAGTTCCTGGACTTACCGCAGTATCTGTAGATGCTCCTGATACTGTAGCTACACTTGTGTAAACTACTTGTAAGTATGCCTGGGCAGGAGCAGTGGTTGACCAAGTTGAAGGCGGAGTAAATGTATTTGTAGTAAAGTTATAAGTTCCTCCAGTTGGAGTTGTAGGAATAGAAGCATTATAAGTTACTGCCTTAAATACTTTTACTTGTACAGTTTCATCTCCTTGAGCACCTTGTTGACCCTCTTTTGATTTAGAAATTGAGTAAATTCTTGTAATTACTACTTCTGAACTAACTCCAGGCACAGTATCAGCAACTACAGCTCGAACAGTGAATGTTTCTTCTGTAGAAGTCCAACTACTTCCTGATAAAGTATAAGTACCTTTGTCAGAACTACCATCTGTATTGTTGATTGAAAAAGTTAATCCATTTTGAGTTAAACTTGTTCCTGTACCTGTTGCTCCCACATAAAAACTAACATCATTATGTAAAGTTCTTCTATCTGCTCCAACATAAACATCAAAGAGTCCTCCAGCATTTGTATAACTTGGATTTGTACCTCCTGGATTAGTAGAAGCTACGTGAGCTGAATTAGTTAAGAAAGCAGTGACAGCATCATCACCTGCAGAAGCAGCCGCTCCATCTTGAATAGCATAAATAGTTACAGTATCAGAAGCAACTGGATTACTTGCTGCTCCAGATTCATTCATTTCAACTTTTACTTGAGTTTCTCCTCCAATTGCTGGTTCTTCTGAGTCTGCTAAAGTAAAAGCATCTGAACTACTAAAGGCTTGTCTTTCTGTAAAGGAACTATCTCCAGCTTCTTTTGTTAAGAATCTGAAAGTTTCGGTTCCGCTTGTTCCGTGACCTTCTGCTGTAAATGTAATATTGTTTGTTGTAACTGTATCTGAAGTATTATATCGAACTACAAAAGAACTTGCTGTAAGTTTTACACTTCTTGCATTTTCACCTGCCGCAGCTGCTGCTCCGTCAAGTCCAGCTGTTATTGCATAGGTTTCATCTATACTATACTCTGTTGCTCCATTTGTTGTTATTTTTGCTATTATTTGGTCTTCTGCAAAATTAGGAACAAAATTTAATTTTTTAATTGTAGCACCACTATAGTTTCTTGTAGGAACTCGGTCTAAGTCCATAATTGTATCGCTTTCTATAAAGTTAATGAAAGCGTAAAAAGCAGAAGCGCCTGAGCCTACAATTAGTAAATCTCCTTCTGTATACTCAGTTGTAAAAGAAGTACTTGTTCCTGTAACAGTTGCTGAAGTATCTGATAATGAAACTGTGCCAGTTTTTGTAGTTAATCCGTTATTTGCATTATCATTTATATCTACCCAGTACTCAAAGTTTAATTTATTTCCATCTACATCAGTTACATTTGTATCTGTATATATTTGAACTGCTTTAAATGTATCTGTAGAGCCTTCATCATATAATAAATAAGCTGTACTATCTGCACCAAGTGCACTAAAACTTTGTTGATAAGTAGATGCAGTAGATGAAGTATTTTTAAATACTGTGCCATTACTATGTGTGAAAGAATATGAACTACTTGCAACTGCGACTAAGCCAGTACTTGTATTAACAGAAAGTGCTTCATCTAATACACCTCCTAAGTCTATTCCTAATAATTTATTTTGTCCTGAAGGGAATGAATATTTTTCTGCAGTATAATTTATTCTGATTGTCTCTGATGCAGATTTATTTTTAATTGTATTTTCTGCTTTTACATGAATATAGTACGTTCCAGCTTGTATGCCCTTCATAGTAGCTATGGTATCTTCAGCTTCTACAAATTTGTAGTAACCGTTTCCTCTACTCTGCCAGTCAGCCATATCACTTGTATTTGGCCCTTGTACTGTAACATGATATCCTGCAATTGAAGGCTCTGGATTATCGTGTTTAAAGGAAAGTTCGTCTCCACTTGTTAAAGATACTGCTGTGCTTACAGTTAAAGACGTCTCGTCTATAGAAGAAACAGTAACTACTCCTGAAATACTCGAGTGTCTTACTCTCATTCCGACTTCAATATTTTCATTCACAGCACTCAATGTTATAGAAGTACTACTGCTTACATTTCCTGAAATAGTTGAAGAAGTGCTTTCTCTAACTTGTAAAGGTGGTTGCCAGCTTATTAATAAGTCTGCTCTACCACTTGCTGAGCCTTCGGTTGAAGTTTCAACTGTTGATGGAGATACAGAAGCTACTAAAGATTCTACTGCAGGAACTATTTCTGTTCTTAAAGGTTCTTTTTGACTTAAAGGTACAATTTCTGTTGTATATCCTCTATCAATTAATTCAAATTTTGCATCACTGTACTCTGCTGCTGCAATACTTATTTGGTTTTTCTCTTTTTCTTCTGTTCTTATTATAATATATTCTTTTGGAGAAATATCGGTTTCTTCTTCTCCTGTGGCAATAGTAGTAGAAGTTAAAGACCAGATAACATCAGCATCTGGAGTTTCTGAGAAAGCTGAACTTACAGTTACAGACGTGCTTGTAAAACTATCTACAGCTTTACTTTCTACTCTTACGGACTCTGACCAATATAATTGGACTAAGTTTCCTGAGTCATCTTTTACGTTTGCTGACTTCTGTTGAGTATCAATTGACGCACCATCTTCATCTAAAAGAACTAAGTCTCCAAGAACATACGCGGTTGAATTGATAGTTGCATTTTCCTGTCTTAAATATGCACCGCCTTTTGGATATATTAAATTCAAAGAGTATGCTTTAGTAGAAGTATTTAAACTAATTTCTCTATCTAAAGGTATTACAGTAGTGCTTCTTGTTCCTGTATTTGAAACTCTACCTGAGTGTTCTGTATTTTCTCTATCTGCGTCTTGAACTTCAATTACGTCACCAGGTTTTAGTGCTATAGCATTTAGACCAGTTGAAAAAGTAACTACTTCTTTCTCAAGTTTTTCTGTTAAAATATTCCACTTACCAAATCTATGTGCTTGTCCTTGACTTGTACAACCTGTTGCAACTACATCTTTTGAAATTATCTTTCCAGTCTCTAATATATGTTGAGTATCTTCTACTATTTCTACAGCTTGTTGATAGTTGTCGTCTGGGTTATTCCAAGTAACTCTTACTTGATTTGAACGAAATCTTCTAGAACTTGATTGATATGCAAATTCACCGCCTATTACGTTTCCTTTTGTGAAAGTATATACAGGACTCTTATATGCATTAATAGAAGGACTGAATTTTCCATCAAACCAAATTAATAAACCTCTGAATACACTAAGTAAATCATTTACGACTTTCTGTGCATCTTCTATTTTAGATAAATATATGTTTGCAGTAAATCTTGGCTCTGTTCCGCCTTTTCCATCTGGTACAAGCTCATCACAATATTTTGCTATTTGGAATAATTGAAACTTGTCAATATAAGAAAAATCATCTAAAGGGTCTACGAATTTTCCAAGACCATACCTGTCATTTGTTAAAATATCTAAAAGAATCCAGACAGGATTATCTGTCCATACAGGAGCAAAATTTGAATGAGTAGGGTTTGTAAAAGTTTTAATATCCCCTCTGAAATTTCCATCCCAGTCTTGATAATTACTTTCATTTGTTACAGTAGTATCATTAGTAACTTTTCTTGTATAAGAAGCTGCAGTACCTTCACCAAGTTCATGTCTTGCAAAATAGTTTGTAGGAACTTTTACTTGAAGTCCTCTAATTTCATAACTTCTTCTTGGTACTGAAGTAAACTCTTTTGCTCCAAAGATTACAGCTCCATAAGCTGTGTAAGGGTATGAAAGTTTGTCTGTGATTATATTTTGAATTGATTGTAATTGAGTTGCATTACCCCAGTTTCTTCTTTCGATTTTACCATTTGTAGGACTTATTTTTGCAATCTTAATTCTATATTTTGTAAACGGTTGATATTTACTTACATCAAATGAAAATGTTTGAACAAAAGGTGTCTTTGTTTTCTTAAAAATTGTTCCTCCATGTAAGAATTTTCCTGCATATCCTCCAAAAATACCTCCTAAATCTCCTGTTCCAGGAGTTCTATTTTGTAGTTGTTCATCAGATAATCCATATACAGCTTCAGTAACTGTATCACTGAAGTCTCCTGCCACTGAATACTCAAAAAGAATTTGGAACTCAGCAAAGCAAGGGTCTTCATGACCATCTTTTGGTTTTACTGTAATTAGACCATTTGGAAATTTTATAGTAACTTTTATAGCATCTACTTCGCCTGGATTTGGAATACCCATCCCATCACTTGTAAAAACTAATCTTGCTGCATCTGGTTCATTGACATCTCTCCAACCTCCACTATATAAGTACCCTGCTGGAAAAACTGGACTTCCGTTAAAAGTAATTGCATTAAAATCTGTAGTGTTTAAAGTTTGAGAAACATTTGTCGTTAAAGAATTGGTTCCTACACTTGAAGGTAGCTGTAAAAAGCTTTGGTCTCTTGTACCTGACCTAAAAGCGAAACCAGCATCTGCATAATTCCATCTATTTGCTGAAGTTGCTGTAGGTACATAAGGTGTTGTTATGTTTGCAGAAACATTTGATACGTTTCTTCCTAAAGTTCCTGAGCCTTTAAGAACTGCTGTATTTCCAGAAAAAGAAGCTATTTCTGCATATAAATTTACTAGTATATTTGCTCCAGAAACAGAAGTACTTACAGGTGGATAAACACTAACATTTGTTCCATTTATTCTATAATTTATGTACCCGTAGTAAGTTGAGCCATTAGGTCCTGCTCCTGGTATAGATATTCCACTTCCTACAAGACTTTGGGTAAAGAAAGAATAAGTTGATGTTATTTGAGTAGAGCCTGACGTTGTGCTAATATTTCCTGTACCAGAAGCTCTTGCTCCTGCTATAAAAATTCTAAAAGTACCATCATTAATATTTCTATTTTGAAATATATTCGCAGAACTATTATCTGTAACAGTTCTAGTACTTGCAACATAACTTACATTATTTGAAACTTTGGCTCCATAGTTTACTTTAGTTATAGGGTCTAATATTGGAACTCCATTAAGAAGAACAGAAGACGCATCATCTACTAAACCATAAATTGGGCCTTCAGACAGTACATCTACTACTACTCCACTTTGTTTTTCTGTACCTTGTGAAGTGTTAAATGTATTATAAGTGCTTGAAGAGTTTCCTCCGCCGCCGCCGCCTCCGCCGCCGCCGCTACCATCATCAGCAATACCTATATATCTTCCCATTATTGTCCTCCTAAATCAAAATCCCAATCGATTGCGAGAGGTTGCTGTGCTGCAACACTTGAAGGTGTTGTTTCTTCTGCTACTACGGATACTCCTGAGTTTGGTGGTATTTGTCCAGTTGTTTGACTTACTCCTCCTGTACTCGATTTAAATGTAAAACCTGAAGAAGATGTACGTTCTCTATTTGTAAATCCAAAAGAAATTGGAGTTCCTCCAACAAGTAATTGACCATATGCAAGAGGTACTGGAATACCTTCTTTTGCGTTATTTACTGGGCCGTCAAAAAGAAATGCATCTCCTCGTTCCATGCCTTTTTTGGGTGCCATGTATTCTGACAGAGCTGAGTTAAGTAATGTTGAACCCATTAAACCTAATGCTACTGATAGTGATGCGTAACCTACCATACCTGCTGTTGTTGTAGCTCCTACTGCTGCTATACCAGCTAAAGCTCCTCCAACAAGTAGAGCAAAACCAAGAACAAGTTTTAAAAATTTATTTCCAGACCCTGCTGGAACTGGAGTAATAATTAAGTCATCTTCTGCTAAATTCATTTGTAAGTTGTCATAGTCAAGGAACTCTTCTCCTCTCTGTACAGTAAATTGAATACCTTTTTCAGTGCAGTCTAATAAATATTTTTTTAACTTTCCTTCTCTTTGACAGTCGATACCATGCATGCACTCTGCTACAGTTGCTGCATTTAGTTTCCAAACTTTTCCAAAAAGTTCGCCCATTTTTCCATTT